CGTGAATCCTCACCGAAAAGCAGCCCTATTTGGCTGCTTGACGCTGAAGCCTGTCGGCCAGCAATCGCCGGTCGGCAAGAGGCATCTGCTTGTGATAGCCCGTCTGGACTCCAGTTCTGTGATATGAACCTTTCCAGCCTGAGGCCCGTAAGAATCTTGCCTGCTTGTGAGTCGCAGACATATTCTGAATGGTTCCGAAAATGGACTTCATGCTTTGCCCTCTGGTTAGTAATGGCGGCGCGGCCTTGCGACCGCGCCGCCGCTCAACTAATTCTTTGATTACTCTCCGGCGCTCAACACGCCTTCGACAGTCTGAAGCTACGCCACTAGCTAGACTGCAATCGGTACGGACTCTGCCGCGTAGGCCTTTGCTTGGTTAGTGGATCAAGTCCACTCCACGCCGTCTTTTGGACGTTTGTTTCGCGTGGCCCGTATTAGGTTCGCTTCTGGTTTCCATTTTTCCGAATCCCGACTTTGTAGCCTATGACTTCAGCTACTCATGGGGTTTCGGCTGGTTCCACCTTTGCGCGGGGCCGCCTAGCTTTCAGGCTACTTCGAGTCCCACATGAGGGCTGTACAATTCGTGGCAGCGATATTTCATCGGGCCAGACTCCGACATGCTACAAACTCTTTTCGCCGTTCGTTGCTGAGCCGCTATCCGGGGCATACCGCCTACGGGAGCCTATCGCTCAACCATAGGAAAACACGGGTTATGTTAAATAGGCCTGCCTAGCTGGAAATGAATCGCGAGCCACGCCCCCTATCCTATGTACCCTGGACTTACCGAACTCCCAAATTCATGTTATACTTCGTCAGTTTTAGTTTTTAAGGGAATTTCAAATGGCCAAGCGGCTTAGTTACACCCACGAGGGGGTCAATTTCCCGAGTTTTTCAGCTATGGCGGCCGCATTCGGCATACCCCCCGCGTCTCTCAGATCTCGTCTGGAGGCCAAGTGGCCCCTGGACCGGGCCCTCCGCACCCCAATTCACAAGACCCGCTTGACGATTAATGGTGAGACTTTTTCCGTAGACCAGGCGGCTAAGCGGTTTGGGACAAGCGCCTACTTGATTCGAAGCCGGTTATCGCGTGGAGTAGCGGACGACGATGCGGTTAGAGAACCTCGTGGAGCACACCGGCATAACGGGCACCAAGGCGGAGTACCAGTAGTCCAACGTCTACGCGAGTTTAGAGATCAGTTGAAAAACAAACCATGCCACGACTGTGGGCAGAAGTACCCACCCTACGTCATGGACTTCGACCATCGGGAGAATAAAAAACGACTGGTTTCAAAGATGGGCACGTTCAAAGGTATGCTCGCAGAGGCAGCTAAGTGCGATGTCGTTTGTGCCAATTGTCATCGGATACGTACCCACTTGACCCGTCCTTTGGGATTGACATCCCTACAACCTACCCCTATGCTTCCGCCATGACCCCAGAAATCCGCAAATACCTGGCTAAGATCGGTCGCAAGGGCGGCCGGGTCACTGGCCCTCAAAATCGTCGCTCCACTGAGCATTACCGCCGCATTAGCAAAATGGGTAATGATTCTCAGCGGTTGGTCCGGATGCTGGAGAAGATCCAACCAGGAGATTCGTCACATGCCCAAGAAACTTGAAGCCACCCTCAAGCGCGAAGCGGCTAAGAAGCACCTCACTGGTGACCGTGCTGACAGGTACGTGTACGGGACCATGCGGAAGACCGGCTGGAAACCCAAGCGGGAGCGGAAATAGGTGGCTGACAAGATCAAGGTGAACATCTACATATCACCCGATATGTTGAAAATCTTGAAGAAACTGGCTGCCATACGCGAGGTGGCGTACGCTGAGCTGGTACGCACAGCCTGCCGGGAGTACATCGTGAGGCACGCCACCCAGATCACTGCTGACCGCGACGCCATGGAGCGGGCTACGTAATGGACCTGCTCCCTCCTGCTGGAGTCAGCCAGGCGGATGCCAGGTTGGCCTGGGAGCTGGTGTCGGACATAACCCCGGTCGCCGATGTCATGCGGCGCCATCAGTTGTCATTTGACGAGTACGATGAGAAAAAGCGCGACCCGATATTCCGGGCCATGCTCGAGCAGTACCGGAAGCAGTGGAATTCCGAGCTGACGGTGAATCAGCGGGTGGCGCTGAAAGCTGCCCTGCTGACCGAAGACTCGCTGCTGGACGTGTACGCGATCATCAAGAACACAGAGGCCTCGCCAGGGCAGAAACTCGAAGCGTTCGGGGCCCTGGCGAAGGCCGGGGAGGTCGGGGCGCTGCGTAAGGACCTGGGTGCGCCCTCCACACCGGTGCATATCACCATCAACGTGCCAGGTAAACCTGGGGTGACCCTCGACGCGATGCCACTACCAACCCTGGAGCCAGCATGACCCAAGATGACTTCATCGAAGTTGACGACGAAGGCCGGGTGCTGCCGCGGCCTGATCTACCAACCTGGCCCGATGTCCCGGCGGTTGATGGCATGGTGTACGGGTTCGAAGACCCGAGTAACCCAGGCGATAAACTCGTGGCCATGACGTTTGCGACCTGGGAGAAACTGGAGCGGAGTCGGAAAAGCATGATTTCGCGGCTGGAGCACTTGTCGCGTGAGAACATCGAGATGAAGCAGGGGCGGCTGCCCGGGCTGGGGGCGCCGCTGGCGACGCCGCGTATCGTGTTGCCGGATGACTGAGCAGGAGCTATGATCGCCCGATGGTGTATAAAATCCCAAAGACGAAAAAGCCCGCCAAGCGGCCACGTGTGAAATCACCGAAGAAAGCTCCGGTGCGACCGAGGTTCTACTGAGATGCCGAAAACTGGTGAAACTGGACCCCAGCGCGAGGCGCGTACCACGGCGAAAGTGGTCAGGGCCATAAATTCCCCGGAATTTATCGCGCACAGCGCGGGGGAATTCCACGATGCGACCCAGCTGTACAAGAAAACCCGGGCGAAGATGCAGCAGGTTCGCGGGGACAATTCCGGCACCGTAAAGAAACCGAGGTGATGCATGACCAAGTTCAAAATCGTGCCCCCTGATTTCGTCAAGCGGCACCAGTGGAAACTGGTGGTGGGTGCCGTAGTGCTGGTCGCTGCACTGGTCTCATGGAAAGCGTTCGCGTACACCGCCACCGTGACCTGGACCAATCCGACTACGAACACCAACGGCACGGTTATTCCGGCCACCGGGGCCGGGTCACTGACCCAGACCAGGGTTGAGTACGGCACCTGTTCCGGTACGGCGTTCGGGGTGAAAGCCGGTGAGGTAGTGGCGCCTGCACCAGCGGTGTCAGTAGCCATACTAGGGTTCACTGATGGTCAAGTGGCGTGTTTCCGGGCCTTTGCCAAAAATACGTTCGCGTTCGAGTCTGTAGCGTCGAACGTGGTGGCGAAGGCGTTCCCTGCCCCCACACCGAATCCACCGGTGCTGGGGGCGTCTATCACCGTGGCGTACGACCTCAAGTTTAGGTCGAATGGCGACATCCTGCTGGGTCGCGTAGTCGGCGAGATGCCGCTCGGGACTCCGTGCGTGGACAACGACTTGCAGACCAACCGCGGGGTCTACTATCCGGTCAACCGGGCCGACGTGACAATCACCCGGCACCCGCGTTCGAGGCTCATCGTCACTCAATGTGCATGGGAGAACGCCAATGGTTGATGAACCAGTTCCTGGATTTGCGGAGAAACTGAAACCGTCAACTTCGACAGTTTCCAGTGCTGCGATCGGCGTGCCACTGGGCATCGTGGTGGTATGGGCGCTGCATGAATTCGCCGGGGTTGATATGCCCTCGGAAGTCGCAGCCGCGACTGGCTCGCTGGTTGGTGCCCTGGTCGGGTATTTCTTCTACGGCGGGCGTAGTCATGAAACAGTTTAGGCCGCTGCTGGTCGCACTGTTCCTGACTGCCACCGTAACGGTTCCGGTAATTCTGACCGGTTGTCCCGGATTCGGGGTCCAGGCGCCGGTGACGTTCAATGAGCGGGCGGTTGCCACCTACAAGGGCATCGAGGCCGCGGCTGACTCGGCGGTGTTGCTGCTCGACGCCGGTAAACTGTCCCAGGCAGATGGGCAGAATGTACGCGAAACATTGCAGACCGCTAAGACTGCTGTGGACGTAGCGGTGCAGTTGCACACTGAAGGTGATGTCACCGGCGGCGACCTGAGATTGCAGGGAACCATCGCGGCCCTGACTGCCGTGCAGAATTACCTCAGGAGTAAGCAGTAATGGATCCAGTCACAGCAATTGGTCTGCTGCTTGCGAATCTGACCAAGCTCGCCGAGTTTGGTGCAGTCATCGCCAAGGCCCGGGCTGAAGGTCGTGACCTGACACCGGCGGAAGTCCTGGCCGCAGGAGCATTTGCCCAGTCAGCGATCGACCGCCTCGATTCAAAACTGGGTAGTTGATTTGTTGTGAACCTGGATTACACCCCAGCCAAAGTGCTGGGGGAATTCATGGCTTCGGATGCGAGGGTGCGCGTGGTACGTGGCCCGGTCGGATCCGGAAAATCTACAGTGATGGCAGTCGAGATGCTGCGCCGCGCCTGTCAGCAGGAACGCGGCGAGGATGGTATCCGTCGCACGCGTGGTGTGATCGTCCGTAACACGTTGCAGCAGCTCGAGACTACGGTGCTGCAGACCATAAAAACCGTGATCCCTGCAGAGATTCTGCACTACAAGACCAGTAACCACACGATCTACATCAGGTTTAACGATGTGGAGACTGAGTGGTTGTTGTTGCCACTGGATACTCCGGATAACGTGCAGCGACTGCTGTCGCTCGAACTCACGTTCGCCTGGCTGTCCGAGATGCGGGAGTTACCACCGAAGATCCTGGAAGACTTGCTCGGCCGCGTGGGCCGGTTCCCGTCGAAAATGCGCGGTGGGGCGACCTGGTACGGCGTGTTTGGGGAGACCAACTCATTTAGCGAAGATGACACCTGGTACAAAGTGCTCGAACTGGAGCTGAATCCGAGCTGGGGGTATTTCATTCAGCCCGGCGCACGAGAACCGTACGCCGAAAACAAAGAGAATCTTCCTGACGGGTACTACGACGAACTCGTGGAGAACAATACGCCGGAGTGGGTTGAGCAGTACATCGACAACCATGTGACACCTTCGCTTTCAGGCGAAGCGGTATTCAGGTCCACCTTCCGGTCTGATTTTCACATTGCCAAACAGTTGTTAAAGCCGGTGCCGATGTCCATGCTGATTGCGGGCATGGACTTTGGGCGTAGTCCTGCTATGGTTTTGACCCAACTTGATCCACGCGGGCGCCTGCTCGTGCTGGCGGAGGCAGTCAGTGAAAACATGGGGATTGAACAGTTCGTGGCGACGATTTTACGACCAATACTTGCTGAACCAGATTTTCAGCGCCTTCCTGTTGGTATCGTTGGGGATCCTGCTGGTCGAATCCGTTCGCAGATTGGTGAAGAAAGCATCTTCGACGCCTTGAAACGATTGGGATTTCGGTCCCAGCCAGCCCTGACCAATGCCATCGACCCACGGCTCCGGTCAGTGGAGAAATGGCTGATGCAGCAGCGTGATGCGGGGCCTGCAATTCTGATCAGCCCACGGTGTGTCAACCTGATACGTGCGCTGCGATCGAAATACCGTTACGCCAAGAGAAAAGATGGCCAGCTACAGGCACTCCCAGCGAAGGACCACCCTTGGTCTGATATCGCGGATGCGCTACAGTATGCCGCTCTGGGGCATTCGACCAAGGTCTACGCGAGGTTCGTGAAACCCCGTCATGGGGCGATTACGACTCCGGCTCCGACCGCACTAGGATGGACATAATGGCCACTGCAATACCGACTCCTTCTGGGCGTGGAACCCTTCGCGTAGTGTCGCCGAAGGAGCTGCAAGACGCCGAAAAGCTCGCAAAAGCAGTCACCGAGGCCAAGCCTGAGGTCTATGACGACCTGGCCAACCACATCCGCAAGAAATTCGAAGCGGCCAAGCGGCATCGCACGTCATCTCTCGTCGATGACCAGATGATTTCTTACATGCGGGCCTACAATGGCGAGTATTCGCCCACAAAGCAGGCGGAGATCAACAAATTTGGTGGTTCCAGCGTGTTCGCACGCATTACTGCGGCGAAATGTCGCGGCGCTACTGCCCTGTTACGCGATATTTACCTGTCCGCGGACCGCGCCTGGTCAATTGAGCCCAGTCCGGACCCGCGTTTACCTGGGTCCGTGACTCGTGACATCACATCGGTGGTTGGCGGCGAAGCCATGTACATGATCATGAATGGCGCTCCGCCCGAGAAATCGCAGATTGAGGAACGTAAAGTTGCGCTTACGAAAGCCGCAAAGGTGGCGGAGAAGAAAAAGGCCATCGAGCAGGCTCACATGGCCGAAATGAAGATGGATGACATCCTGCTCGAGGGTGGATTCTGGGAAGCGCTCTCGTCATTTCTCACTGATCTCCCCATTTACCACAGTGCCTTCATCAAAGGTCCGACGATTCGGAACGCTGAGCTGCTGAGATGGGACGAAAATGGTGAAGCAGTTATGACATTGCGCCCCAGGTTCTTCTGGGACCGTGTTTCTCCGTTCGATCTCTGGTTCTCGCCTGGCGCAGCGTCAATTGCCAACTCGAATACATTCGAGCGGCAGCGATTTTCGCTTTCCGACTTGTATAACCTGATTGGATTGCCGGGTTATCGCGAAAAAGAGATCCGCGAAATCATTCAACTGGCTGAAAATGGCGGATTGCGTGAGTGGGGCCTGATTTTCGAGCAGGAACGCCGCGATATGGAAAATCGTGGTACGACTTCTGCCAACGATGACCAGATGGTGGACTGCATTGAGTTCCAGGGCCACGTGTTGGGGAAATACCTGAAGGATTTCGGCCTGAAAGGCCCCATCGACGAGGACAAGCCGTATTTCATCACCTGCTGGACGATAAACAAGGTCGTCATCAAGGCCATGATGAATCCGAACATTCGCAAGCGTCCGAACTACTATTCGACCAGCTTCGACAAGCAACCTGGCACGGTTTACGGATCTGGTGTCGCCGAGTTGATCGCCGATTTGCAGGATGTCATGAATGCCACGCTGCGTTCGCTGGTCAACAACATGTCGATCGCTTCGGGGCCGCAGGTTTTCTTCAATGAGGAACTCCTGAATCCGAACCAGGATGACACGTTGTATCCTTGGAAACGCTGGAAATACACGACGGATCCTTCGAACCCGAGTGCTTCAGCGCCGGTAGGATTTTTTCAGCCACAATCAAATGCGACTGAGTTGCTCGGAGTGTACGGGCAGTTCAACACCATCGCGGATGAGGTATCTGCGATCCCGCGCTACATGACGGGGGATCAGAACGTGGGCGGCGCAGGTCGCACTGCTTCCGGCCTGGCGATGTTGATGTCGAACGCCAACAAGGCGCTGCAGAATGTGGCGGAGAACATCGACGATGATGTTTTTGAGCCCGTCTTGCAGTCGCTCTACGACCTGGTGATGCTCACTGACGACACCGGATTCTTGCGCGGCGACGAGTCAATCAAGGTCAATGGTGTACGCAACGTGGTCAAGCAGGAACAGGATCGAGTTCGGCAGCTCGAGTTCCTCCAGCTCACGGCGAACGAGATCGACGGACCAATTGTTGGCGCCCAGCGGGCCAGCGTCCTCCAGCAAGTGGCGGATCGTATTGGCATTGATCTGGACATTCCGGAGCCGGGCGAGCAGAATCCACAGGGACCGCCAGGTGGCGGCGGCGCTGGATTTAACCCGGCGGGTACGGCTACTCCGACGCCAGAGGTGGCGGACAGCAACGGCCCACGGCTCCAGACCGCTTCACTTAACACGGTCTCAGGCCGCCAGAACACTTCTTGAGGAGCTGATCATGATGTCGTCCTACAATGTCAAAATGCCCCGCGGCGTGATGAGCGTCTCGAAGGGCTCACCCAAGCCGACCAAGGTCTTGAAAAGCGGCACGGCCAAGCACTTCGTGCCGGGCAAGCCGAACGTGGCCTTCTCCACACAGGGCGGGACCAAGAAATGAAGGGTTACCGAAAGCAGTCTGCTGGCAGCAAGTGCATCAGCGACCAACAGCTCGCGTTTGGTGAGACCGTCCAGCTCCCGGGCGGCGTTCCGACTTCTCGGAAGTACACGAAGAACTACGAGAAGGACGAGGCAGGTATGGATGCGGATGACATGTCAG